GCTCTTTCAGACTTGGAATTACATTTGTATGAAGTATAACATCATGTAACGGATATCATCCATTATATAAATCTATACAATCTTTACAAGTATTAAGGGCCTTTTCCTGGTTTAGAGACCATTCTTCCTTCATAAACTTCAACAGTTTCTCCAGAGACTCGACCGCTTCCATATTTCCTAAACTCTTACGCCATTTGTATGGTGTAAGTGTATAAGATTTTAAGAAGCCGAAGGGTTCTGTTAAACTCCATATCATAGCGTGAAGTTCTGATCAATTAAATTTGAACAGACGCTTTTGCTTAAATATGGTAAGAAGCTTACGAACGAAGAAATAATCAATGCCAATACCTTTATCTCTCAAATCTATAAGTAGACTTGGGATATGAAGTTTATCAGCCAGGAACAACGAAACGTTCTTCGGTCCTACCGGAGAGAAATCTCCTTTGGGTCCTATTATACGCTTTGCGAATTCCATTACTCCTTGATTTGATTGTAGGGATTTGCTCTTATTTATTGAAACGCCTAATTCTACCGTCATTATCTTAAAATATTCATTTGCTACCTCTTCATTGGTAATTACAATATCATCTCCGAGTAAAGCATACTCGGCGAATCATGTTCTAATTCCAACTCTAGTTGCAGCAAGCTGAACAATAAGATGATGACATAAGGAAAAGACACCTCAAGAACTAAGTGCACCCATCGGTTGTCCCGCACCATAAGTATATGATTGATTTGTCTCTTTTAAATAATAAGGGCGATTTACTAATACTTGTTTCCAAGCATTAGCAACGTCTCTATTATATAAGAAAGATAAAACATCAACCTGTATTGAGATCGGAAAACGATCAGTTGCAGCACTTAAATCGAAACAAAAGGTTTTTAGTCCTTTGTTCCGAAGTAATAATGCTTTAACTGGTTTAATCTGATCAAATGCACCATCCTGTGGTATCAATCGTAAGATTGAAAACACATGATCATGCATTGGTTTCAATACACTTTGAGTTCATATATCTACGATTGCGAAGACACGCCTTTTACCTGCAGGCTCTTCCTTAACGGAGAGCTTACTTAATAATTCCGTACCTTTCGTTGGTATATCGCTAAGTACTTCCAGTTCCTTTTCTAACAAGGGATAAACCCCTATAGAAAAGAAATCTGATAAGACTTTAAGATCACCTAGAATGTTGCTTGCTCTTAATGCAATTGCATCAAGAGGAGCAGACATGAG